CTTTGCACTAGATAATCCAGTTGTAAGCGAATCTCCCAACCCTCTGAGGGATTTAGCAAGGTTGTCAATTTTCTGTGTAGCTTTATCCCTTGCGGTTAATTCAATGACTAATTCATCAACTTTATCTCTGTCTGCCATAATTAATCTCCCTTTAATGTAGGTGGTTTTAATCCTTTTGCTCTATCTCTAGCCATCTGTTGACGTTCTTGGGCTATCATTTTTTGAAGTTCTCTGTTGTCTATTTCTTCCTGAGTAAGTGTTAAATTCTCAAAATATTCTTCAAGTAAAGGCTTTTTCAAGTACTCTGATTTAGCTTTCTTACCGTTAAACGCATGATCCAAAGCAACTATAACTGCATTAGTCATATAGTTACCCATGTTCCATGAATTACGGTCTATCAATTTTTGAGACAACGCAAACGCATCTTCATACGCTTTCATTTCTCTAGGATTAGAATTTTCTATATCCTTAATTGTTAGACCGTAACCCTTGGTAACAATCAGAAAATTAGGCAACATTTTTTCCCAAGTTAGTTCTTCTTGGTTGTTTTCTTGGTTGTTTTCTGTTCCTCGGCTTGTGCGCTCTGGAACAGGCTTGATAAAAAACTGTCGTTTAATAGTTCATTCTCAAAGCTATTGAAAAGCTCTATGAAGCTATTTTCCTTGTTTTCTAACCATTTCTCCAACATATCAAAGGCTTTATCAACCTGATCCTGATAGCCCTCGTTTGTATCTATGTTATAGCCGAACTCGTCTGAGTGGTGTACCTGTGTACCAACAACAAGCAACTCAGGTAGAATAAGTAATCTACCCTCGATAGATTCAAAACCGTCTGCGTTCTCGCCCTCAATTTCTACCTTTGCTAACTTTTTGATAATCCCACTCTTAACAGTAGCCTTGTAGCCAAACTTAATTGAATACTCTTTCTCGTTTAATGTAATCTTCATAATATTTTTCCTTTCCCCATTTTCTCAATGGAAAGGAGCGGTACTAAGACCGCTCCGTAAACTAAAACCTTTAGGGTTTTCCCTAATTTACGCTGTTGCTAACTCAACTGTGATAGCAGTTGGAGAACTAACCTTAAACTTAGCAACGTTTCTAGCTAAGAGTGTTGCAAGCAACTGGTCTGAACCACTTGCGTACACCTTAACTAATTCCTTGTTATCATCATCAATGATTGTAACAACTGCATTATCGTTATCTAATGCGGTGAAAAATTCTGATAAACTCATAATCTATCTCCTTTCTACTAAGCAGTAGTAACTGTAAATGTACCGTCACCGTTGTCAGTAACAACATAATCGTCTGTTACTTCCTCTGCTGAACTTGTAGGTGTAACGGTTACTGTCATTTCAAGTACCTCGTCTACACCAGTATCAGATGGAGTAGCAATTGCAGTACAAGTACGAACGTACTTAGCAACACCACCAACACCGTCTGTACCATAGAGGTAAAAGATGTCAAGTTCCTTGCCCTTTAAAGCATTAATTCTCTGTAAATGCTCCTTTTCAAGGTTTCCAGTGATCTCCTGTGCATCAGATGTCTGAACACCCTCAACGAATGTCTGTGAAGCGTCCTCAAAAGTTGTTGATTCAAGTGGGTTTGGTGAACCAACTGGACTAGGCATTGACTTACCCTTTACAAGTAGATTGTATGTACCCGCAAAGTTTGCCTGATTAGCTGAATGTTCCTTTACGATTGCTCGTACTAAATAAGATGAACTAGCCATAACTTTTCTCCTTTTCTAAATTAAATATTATCTCCATTAGCTATTGTACGTCTGTATCGAGCGGAAATGCTCTTTAAACCGTTGTTACTATATGGAGTTGAATTAGTTACTATTTGAAATCTCAAAGCCTTAAATTCCCTACTTATGAAGCCTAGAACAGTATATAGGTCATCAACCTCATAATCAGAGTTAAAGGTTATCTGTACTTCCTGAGTGAAAATAGCGGAATTAATCTCGGTTGATTCTAAATCAGAATCCGTTTCAGTAGTACCAATAGGGTGAATGTAAATACAAGGAAACTTTGTTGTAGACATATTCTCATTATCATTAGTGTAAAACACATTAGGATAATCAGCGGAAATGTCTTTCTTTGTGTTGCCTCGTATTAACGAATAGATTGTGCTATTCATATCTTCAATCCACATTTTGTTACTCCTTAAATACTTCTTTACCGATTTTTCTGATCCGCTTTTTCATATCTTCCCAAGCGTGAAACATTGGTTGAGTTGGTTGTGTACCGGTTGAATGATACCATTCACCGTCAAGGTCTTTATACCACCAACCACCGTCTTTGTTAGCGTTCTCACTAGCGGTTTCACTTGGGAATGTTCCTCTATGTCCGTCAATGGCATATTCGCCCGCACCAAATTCGTAAAAAAGAATAGGGCTAACTTCTGCGGACTTAACAACTTCTCTACCAGTTTCAGGGTCTTTAACAACCCATTGACTAATATACTTGGCTTTGTCTTTTCCAACAAAATAGCCAATAGTTGCATTTTTGTCGTGTTCAATCTTACAACTAAACTCTACGAGATACCCTAAAGTACCCATATCATCAAGAGCAACCTGAGTAAACGTTTCCGCTACCATAATACCCTCGTCAGATAATCGTCTAACAAACAAATCTAATTTCTTAGGTATGCTTGCCTTGTATCTTTCTACCTCTTTAATCGCATTATTGATTGATTCTTCTGTTAGCTTTAATTTAATCTTCATTACTTCACAATCCTTTTCAGGACGTAAACCTTTTGGTTTAGGCTAGGAACTATTTTAACAACCTTATAGTCAGCACTTGAACTGTCTACAATTGTCTGTTGCTTGTCTTTATACAAGACTTCGCTATTGTACCAAATAAGGCTTGTTTCCTCGATTGGAACAGTGTCTTTATCAAGTACAAGTGTTGCGTCATAATCAGCATTACTAATTCCGAATGGTAGTAGGTCAACTTCTGAACCGCCAAAGGAAATACTTGAATTAAACTCAACTGGTTTGTAATAGGTTAAAACGGTTTTGCCTGTCATTTTGTAGATAGGCTCGTTGTCACTATCATAACCAACGATAATTAAATTACCGTCTTTATCAAGCTTATATTCCTCGTCCTCTCCTTTAAGCAAAGCATAATGTAATGTTTGCTGATTCTTTCTAAACTCTCTCATGGCAACCCCCTATCTTGCTAGAGGAATAACCCTACTGAAAAGCTTATCCCTGTCAACCCATGCTCTACTAACGGAATTTTCGTTGTGTGAGGTTTGAAACTCTGCTCCAACAGTGTTGTAGTCATAAAGTGCAACATCACGGATAGTTGAATAGAACTGGCTCATATCCTCGTTAATCATAGCCTGAGTATAATAACTAGGATATTTTCTTGTGTCCTTAACTTCCCTTGTTGCACTCTTAACTTTAGCCATCAGCAAATCAGAATTGAAATTCGCATCTGTTACCGATAATTCAATTGTTAAATCATCAATGATGTTTTGTATCAATTCTTCCATGCTTTTACCTCTTAGATTCCAAAATGCTCAATTAAAACGTCTTTAAGTTTATTACCCGATAAAGTATCATCAAGCCCCTCAGACTTAGCAAGGTCTTTTAACTCCGCAGTTGTCATGCGGTAAATATCAGTTCTTGTGTAGAATTTCTTCTGAGGTTCTTCTACCTCAGGAGTTTCATCAACTGGTACTTCCTCAACCTCAGGTTCTTCAACCTTTACTTCCTCAGTAGGCTCGACTTTATCGGGAATGAGAGTAGAGGTTGTTGTAACCCCTACTCTATTTCTTTGTCTGTGTAACAACATTCCCATAAGGTTCTCTCCTATTTGCCAAATTCAGCAAGAACAACCTTTGATTCATTTGAAAGGGCAACACCGTAGTGTTCATCAGCAGAAACAACAGTTGTCTTTGCAAGAATGTCTCTATCGTCCTCAACCATAACATCACGCTTCATGTAGATTGTCAAAGCACTCTGAGTGTTTGCAAAATCATCAGCAGTTGTGTCTGTGTTTGGATCATTGATGTCTACAACAACAATTGGGTTAGCGTAGAACTCTGACGCTACTGCCTTAACCTTATCACCAACCTTTAATACTTCAATAGTATTTGGCTGAATTGTTGCAAGGTGCTTGTTTGTTGTTGTCTCTGTTGTCGAATCAGCAACAATTGTGATAGTACCGTTCTCGTTATCCTTTTCGTACTTAACAAGCTTAACTTTCTTAGAAATGATAACCTGAGCACCGCCAACCTGACCGATAACACCATTCATAACAACATCAAGTGGGTACTTATTCTTGTCAAGGAAGTTAGAATCCTTGCGAATTGTTGTTGCCTGTGATGGTGCAATAAACATAACCTTTGCAGTATTTGAATCATTCTCGTCATCGAAAAGGTCGATTGCATCAACGATTCCGTCATAAGAAATCTTAGCAGTTGTTGCCTTGATAAGTGAAGCACCATAAAGTGCATCAACACAATCATTATCAATCTTGTTTGCGATTGACATACCTAACTGACGAGTACCCTCGCCCATTGGATCACCGTAACCTGAAAGAACTGCTTCATCAGTAAGTTCGATTGCCTTACCAGCTTTCTTAACAGTTACCTGAGTTGTGCTAGTTGTAAGTACAGTTGTACCCATCTGAACACCCTCGGCTACATCTTCTGCATCACCAATGTATGCGTACTTTGGAACTGTAATAGTATCTCCCGGTACACCAACAAGTGTTGTATCAATAGTTGCAATAGGGCTAAATTTGATAGCCTTTGGAAGTGTAGCAGAAATCATATCTGCCATAACCTCAGGATTAACGAGGTTAGCTAATTTTGTCATAGCCATAATTCTTTTCTCCTTTACTCTTTGTTAAATTTAATTAGCAACGAGTTGGTCGTATAGTGCCTTATTCTCGTTGTGTAGTTTCAATCTTTCTGAATAAGACATCTTGTTAAAGTCCGCTTTTGTCAATGTTGCTCCTGAACCTACCCCAGTGTTTACTGGTGGTCTACCTTTAAGGTTAGCAATATCAGTTTCTTTCTTTTGACGTTCAGAAACCTCTTTGAGAATTGCCATTCTGCTTACGGTATCATTATCCGCATCAGCAATAGCCATTCGACTAGCTTCATCAGCAGTCCAACCTAAAGCGAGATAATTGTTAGTTGCATCAGCAACAACCTTTTCTCTCTGTAAGCTTGCGATTAACTCGTCCTTTTCAGCTTCACGTTCGGCTTGTGCTTTACGCTCGTTTTCAAGGTCAAGTGCGTGTGCTTCGTCCTCAGTAAGTTTCTGACGGTACTTTTTGTTTAAGTCACCGTTCTCACTTGCTAACTTGTCATTAGCCCTCTTTAACTTTGCATTAGTCAAAGTCAAGTTCTGAATCTGTGCTTTTAACTCTGCTACATCATCAGTTAGTGTAGTAGGTGTTGTTGCACCATCAGTAGGCTCGTTTGGTGTTGTTGTTGGTTCAGTTGGTTCATCACCCTGAACATTAACATTAGTTTCATTTACATCTGCCATATTCTTTTTCTCCTTTGCGTTGTTTTTTGACTTTCTCTAGTCATTTGCGATTTACGTTTTCTCTAACGATTTATCTATAACCTTACGGTTAATAGCTAGTTGTATTTAACAAAGCACCTACAATTGACTATTTCCTCTGCCGGTGCTCCGTAATAAGTGTCTTTAGGAAATCGCATAAGATACCCACCAACCTTAAAGGTTTCATCAATGGGTATCTGCTTTCCATTTTCTGTCACATGAGTGGGTCTTACGTTTGCATCATTTTGAGTGAACCATGTCTTAGATTTATTATTAGCAACCGCATCTTGATACTCAAAGTAATTCAAGAACGATTGTCCTACGTCTTGGGCTATATTAACCGCCCTTTCATCAGATACATAATATTCGCTCGATTTATGGCTCATATTCGCCTTTACAATGTCCTTGGTATATAAATCTACCAATTCACTTGTATAATCGTCTATTTCGCCATATTTGGCGATTGTAGAGTACATTTCGTTAGCAAGTTGATTCTCAATTACTTCCTGACTTTCATTTCCCTCTAGCAAAACGTAGTAAACCATGATAACGTCATACAAATCATTAGCAAGTTGTATTCTTTTATCAAGTCTGTCAGGCTCTATATCTTCCATGACCGAGTAATAATCTCGGAACATCACGTTTAATTCTTCTTGCTTAAACATATCTTATTCCTCTGCATCAGGCTTTTTTGTATTCATTCCGTCAACATTAGGACTATTATTTATCTGATTTATTGGATCACTGGAAGAGTTAGCAAGGTTTGGCTGATTAGGATTGTTTAGATTGTTTGGATTCTCCAAATTCTGTTTAGCCAATTCCTTTTCTTCCTCGCTACCAAACTCTTTATCAAGATAACGCTCCATGGTTTCCTCAGAATCAACAATTACCTGTTGTGGGTCAGCAAAGAAGTTAATCTCTTTAACTACTGACTTCCAATCGAGACCATGTGAAACTGCATTAGCAAAAGCATTAATCTTCGTTGTCATTTCATAAGTCTTTTGACGTTTAATACTTGGCTGAACATCAATAGGCTTTAACTTTGATAGCGGGCTACTCTTTTCAACTGTTGGATTGTTTGCGATAGCTTTAAGCACAACCCTGATTTCGTCCATCTTGCAACCACTAAGAATACTTTCTTCCTTGCAAGCTGAACTCTCAGCAGAACTCCAACCAGTTGCATCACTCATAGCAATACCAGTAGAACCGCCTGAGTTGTCGTTTCTCTGTGGCACATCACATTTCTGTAATATCAATGCTCTACGAGTGACTATATTGTTAAGCATACCGCTATAATCATAAGGGTTTGCTAATGCTTTAATACCGGGTGTCTTTCCGTCCTTGGTTGAATACAACTGTAACCAATCACCGCTTTCAGGTTTTACTTCATTACCCTGTTCGTCCTTAGGGAAATCAACATCAACTGTTACCCATACTGCCTGAGTGTTTTGATCCACGTCATTTGAGAAATCTGAAACAAGAATATTTAAGTTATCCATTTCAGGTATCTGACGTTCAAAACAACCCATACGGTCAGTAGCACGAACCCATTCAATAATTGGAATTTCACCAATAGGGTTTGTTTCGTTGTAGTCACCAGTTTTTGTTACATTCCACTTGTCAATCTCTTTTTCTGTGTTGTCAGGAGTAATGATTTTAACCATGTTCTGAATCTCAAAGCGTCTGTCCTTTGAGAAACAAGTGAAGTAGTAATTGCCTAGTGTATCTTGTCTGTATGTAACACCTAGGATTTTCTTATTGCCTACCTTTGTGCTACGAACAACGAATGATGTTCTTGGGTCAAGTGGCTCGATTGTGAATGGAGCACTCTCACCCTCAACGTAATCTGCGTTAATATCAACAAACTCATAAGCAACACCGCATATCTCAACGTATCTTGCAAGTGCCTGTGTTTTCTGACGGAAGTTATCAAGTTCGTAACAATCGTTTAACTCTCCAACCGCCTTGTCATTCTTGCCCTCGGTGTTCCTTTGAGTGATTGTAATTGCATTTCCCCAAACAAAACCTAGCTTGAACTCTGTGACCTCGTTAGCCACATTGTCAATACAGTGAATATCAATGTCAGGTCTAAATGTTTTTACTCTCGTTAAAGGCTGAACACCCGCTTCGTAGTTGAGCAAAAACTCACAACGCATAGCGTTCTGTCTGTGAACAAGCATAGCGTCACGCAAAATTGATACTACGTTCTGCTCATTGACATCTTCGTAGTCCGTGTATATGATTTTTCGTCCGTAGTTTGAATTATCCATGCTTGTTTAATCCTCTGCAACAAAAAAGCACCTCGTCAATACAAGGTGCTATCACTTTTTGGTTAACTTTCTACGCTAAGAATAAATCCCTTGGTTTTTCCATGCAAGGGAACTTTTCCCTATTTTTCCCTAGTATTGTCAGAATTTCACAAAATTTACACAATTAACACACTAAATCCTTTTCTTTTCCGTACATCAGGGTAAAACTTTCAACCGCCTTAGAGTGTATTCGCTCAATGTTCTTGACAGAATAGTTAAGGCTTTCTGCAATATCCCTCATACTCCTACATTCCACGTAACGCATTGTCAAAACCGTGTACTCGTTTGTATCTTCCAGTTGCTCAATCTCGCTAATGATTTTCCTTTTTGCGTTTAAGAACCTAGAGATTAAAGCCTTTAGTTCCTGTTCTGCGTCTGCAATCTCAATACATGATTCTTCAAGCTTGTTTTTAGGTGAACCGCTTTGAATTTTCATATCGTCACTTCCTGAGGACTTAATGACAAGTGCCATTTCCCTAAGTGTTTTCAGTTCGTTAGTCTTGAACTCAATCATGCGGTTATAACGTTCAATCTGACCTAAGTATTTTTTTGTGTTCATCACAATACCCCCTTTAGAATCGTTGCTTTTCTGCGGTTCAATCTCTCTGTCACGAACAGACAGAAGTTAGCCATAGCGTCAGGTACATCATCATGCGGATTCTTACCAGTAACGGAATATGTCAACAAGCCTGACATAAACCTACCGTAGTCACTTTTCTTGTTGTAGCACTCTTTGTCTAAGAACAATACGTGCTTTATAATCCAATCGGAGTTGACAAGAATACGTGTCTCCTTGTTTGTCTCCGTTGCTTTTGTCGTAATATGAGTTCTGCCCTCGCTTTCCTTTACTCGCTTTTCAACCTCAAAGGCTAATCTGTCACCGCCCGCATTACTCTCGATTTCGCACTGTTGTACTTCATGTTTCAGGAGTATCTTTGTTATCTTGCTATACTGCAAATCAAAGTCTGACGAATCATCACAAATACAATCTGCAAGGTAGAAATCGTCATCATACTGGTAAAGCACTGGAAGAACCATGAAGTCCTCGCCCTTTGACTTGGTATCGCATACGGACAAGATAGCGTCAGGCTCACGGTCAGGTAACGCAAAGAAGTAGCGGAGCATATCTGCGTTGTACAACAATCCCTCACGTTCAATAGGCTGATTTCTGTACAAGCACTGATAGGTTATGTCATTCATAATCAATTCTTGTGCGTTGAAAAACTCCTTTGAAAATCCGTGATACTTGTATGCAAAATTGCTTTCGCCTGTCTTTTCGTCAATGTCTGGTACTGCTATGAATTTTGCCCTTGGGTTATCACCATAGGCTTGTTCAAGGTGTCCGATAACGTCATAGATAGACCAACGTGTTGCAATATGGATTTCTTTGCAACCATCAACCTTACGTTGTCTTGCATCAGTGGTGTAATCGTTATTCCAAATCTTCTCTAGGGTGTTCTTGTTCATGGCTTCTTCTTGCTTACCAATCAAGTCATCAACCATCAAGAAACGGTTACAACGTACTTTACCCGCCATTTCCGAACCTCTTGACGCACACATCAGGGATTGGAAAGGCTTGTACTCGTTGATGTTAAAGGTCATCATTTTCGCATTTTGGCTTGTGACAGAGCATTTAGGGAATATCTCACTCCATGTGTATTCACTACTTGTGACTATATCCATTACACCGTCATAGTACATTCGGCATATATCCGCTGAATGGCTAAAGAACAAGTTGTACCCTGATGTATCTAGTCCAATGACAAAGCTGATAAAAAACTTGCTTAGTGTTGTCTTTCCAGTACCCGGTGGCAAAGATATTGTCAAAAGGTCTAGGTTGTCATCAAGCATATCTTGTAAAGCTTTGATAATCCCTATCTTGTCAAACTGCTCTTTCTTTGGCAGATAAAACCTTTGCTTGTACGGACGGTTCTTTTCGAGGTAAAGCATATAGCTTTCAAAGTTTCCCTGTTGTGCTTCAATCATCAACAAGCGGTAATACTGCTCTAGTGGGTGGTACTTTACGTTTCCGTGGTCTTGCGAGTAT